TTAAAAGATTTCATTCGCCATAGCATTAAATTGGACGATAGATGCAGTTTTTTTATCTTTCATGATATGAGAATAAATATCAAGTGTTGTTTTTGCAGAAGAATGGCCCAGACGTTTTTGAGCTTCTTTAATATCAATTCCAGCATCAATCATCAAAGCTGTATATGTGTGTCTTAAATTATGCGGAGTGATTTTTTTCACTCCTGCTTTTTTTATATAAGTGGTCATTCGATAATTGAAGTTTCTTGCCGGTTCGGGCTGACCTGTATGATCAGCAAAAACAAAGTCTTCATCAACGTAATTGCCTTGTTTCTCCTCTTTTATTCGTTCTTGTACATGCTTCAAAACACGTAATTGATTAATAACTTGAGGCGGAACCGGTACGTTACGGATAGATGATTGAGTTTTAGGCGGCATCATTTTATATTTCCCTCTTAACCCATTCTTTTGGAACAAAGTGAATCTGACCCGGATAATAGACTCTTCAAAGTCAATTTTGTCCCATTTGAGGGCCACAGCTTCGCCGATACGCAAACCGGAATAAACCAGCAGCAAAAACATCGCTAAATCTTGAGGCCTCCCTTTCCGTTTTACAGCGTTCAGATATGCTGTAATCTCTTCCTTTTCCCAAAATTTTATATCTGCAAGGTCTTCATCAACTTGTTTTGAAGAGGTGTCTTTTGTGGTTCTAGGAATTTTCACTTCTTTAATTGGATTATATCTGAAGTAAGAGTCTTTAACAGCTTGATCCATAACCATCTTAATTACGTGATGAACCCCAATAAGTGTGTTCTTTGCATATTGTGGTGCTATATCATTCAGAAAATTACGGTATATTTTTTCATTAACGCTCTTTAATTTATAAGCCCCTAAGTGCTTCTTTAAAATAATTAAACTATCATGTCTTGTTTTCCAAGAACTTTCTTTGACGGTGGGCTTATAATCTTCAAACCATTTATCAAGGTAAGAGGCCAGTCTAATATTATCATCCTTTTCAAAAAAATCTTGATCAATGTTGATTTCAGCTTGAGCGGCTGCAACCATAGCTTCTTTTTTAGTCCTGAAGCCTTTCTTTGTTTTTTCGCGTCTTTTGTTCGTGATGGGATCATAGTATGTAATTCTGTATTCCCAATTGTCTCCGCGTTTTCTATAACTCGCCATTGATCCTATCCTCCATTTTTACTTAAAATCACTTTATTAATATTATTATGCAACTCAATCTAAAATTTTTGTAGAGGAAAGTTGTTTTCGATTGAAATTAGTTCATTTAAAGCGCCTTGCACATGAGATCAGAATTAAACAAATTCATAATAAAAATATCTTTATAATACGAATTATGGTATAATAGAGAAAAATATGAATATTTTTCTTATTCGGAATTATTGTTCTTTTTTTGACGCTTTCGTCAATTATCGACAACATTTTTGTTCATCTTGTGTTAAATTTGTTTTGAAAAGGTGATCTTATGAGCAATGCAGTTAAAGAAAAACAAGATATAAGGTTTATTCTAAAGGAGCAACTTGCATCATCAAATAAAACACAGAATGGAATTGCTAAAACAATCGGAATAACAAAAGGTTATATGAGTAAGTTTTTTTCAGGTAAAGAAATTGCTTTCTGGATGGTTATAGAAACCGTTAAACAAATTTCTCCGAACGATGAAAAACAGTTGATGAAAGCGTATTGCGAAAGTGGAATTGATAAGAAGTATGTCTATTGCGCTTTAGAATATTGTTATGTTAATCAGATGTATGATGTAATGAATTACTTAATATTGAACTATTCACATTTAACGCCAGAGCCATGTCGTGCGTATAGATGGTTGTTGGAATTCAGAAAATCATTAGAACCTTTCGAACATCAAAGACAGCTGCAAAACCTGTCTCTTGAAAGCACGGAAGGAAAAGTATTGCTGAAAATTTTTGAATCATACGTTAATTACAATATTGGAAAATATGACCTCGGTCTTTTTGCGATTGACAAAGCAAAAAAATACTTACAAAATGTTAATGATCCTTTTCTACTCAAAAGTTTCCAAGCTAGAATTGACGAAGTTTTAGCTAATATATATCTTAAGCAAGAGAACAATATTAATAAAGCAAGGTTAGCAGCTAAATCGTTAATGCAAACAGGAATTAGTCAAAATCACATTATGACTGCTACTTATTTATTTGCACTTTCATTTTTTTTAGAGTCATATGAAAAGTCGTTTGCTTTTTATAAAAGACTGCTAATGTTATATGAAAAAGAACATGATAGAGAAGACGAGGTTATTCAAAATAAAGAAGAAATAGCAATTCTTCAATTTTACTGGCTCAACAGGATAGATAGCGAATATAATGTCACTCAATTCACCAGTGACTTAAGAAGCCATAAACCTCTGGAAAATTACTATGAAGACGAATCATTAAAACCGTATGCCTATTTATTTGATGGAATTAGGCAAATGAGGGTGGATAAAATTTTACTCTCTCTTCACTTTTTTTCTGAGAGCCGCGATTACTTTAGAGCGAACATCCCAAAAATCCAGTTGCAAAAAATGGATTTAGACCTTAAAATCTAATGGTCAGGGGGTGATGTTTTGAAATATCTTGCAAGTTTTTTGCTGTTTACATTAATTATTCTTTTTGCAATCGGAGGACTTACTCACTCAGCGTATGCCAACAGTAATATGTACCAAACAACAGAAGTAAGAGTAGGAATGTAAAAGTAGACGTTACCAACATTGGTATCGTCTTTCGTGTTTTTTAGGGGTGTTTCCTGTTTTAGATTTTTTGGAAAACAGGAAACACTTTAACTGAAAGGGTATATAGAGTAAAATAAGAACGAACGTTCGCGAAAAGGAGCTACTAACAATGAAAAAAGAAATTTCACTGGATGAATATTTGGAAAGATTAAAGCAGTTATTAGAGAATGAGTCAGTCAGAACTAGAGCCGCCCTTTGATTCTCTATATGCTTTCAATACTTCTAACATCACTTTTATTTCATCATCCGAAACTTCTTTACCACCAAGTGTTATGTTGTATTTTTCTCTCAGGTATTCTATAGATAAGTCTCGTTCAAAAGTGAGTTCTAATTCTTCGTCAGTGAAATTGTCGAGGTTTTTTTCATCGGTGAAAAAATAAGACTGATCAACATCGAAAAATTCAGCAAGCGAATTAATCATTTTTAATGATGGGTTAGTAACACCACGTTCAATTTTTGATAGGTAACTGTGTGTCACTCCTAATTTATCGGCTAAGTCTCTTAAAGTTAACTTTTTGCTTTTCCTTAACTTTTTTAATTTTACACCCGTATTGTTTGACAAATTTTCTCACCTTTTTCAAATCAAATATTAAAATAGCTCTATTCTTTGAAAATTGTATATTCAATGTGTACTCATTATAACATGTCATGGTGACATATAGTCTCAAAAAACGAATTTAAAGGGTTGCCAAAAAAATGATAGAGTGTTATATTTGTTTTGGGTCTTATTTGTAACATTTTTTTAGAGAGGATGTGATTTTTAGTGTTCATGAGAGAGCTTGGATTGAAAATACAAACCAAAAGAAAAGCTAATAATCTTACTCAAACATGTTTAGCGGAAGAGTTGAAGCTTTCTCGCTCTTACATTAGTAAGATTGAAACCGGAAAAATATATCCGAGTCTAAAAACTTTAGATAGAATTTCTAAAGTGTTAAATGTTCCAGTGGACTATTTTTTTTAGATACTATGTGTACTTTTATGACACAAAAATGGGAGGTAAGTATGAAAATAGAACTCGAACAATCAGATATCGACACAATTACAAGCGAAGTAATCACAAATGTGAGCGCAGCGCTGGTTCCTAAAATTCAAGAAATGATCATGGTACTGTCTGCACAGGATCAGTTGCTAACAAAGAAGGAGGTTTACGAAGGGATACTTAAATGTACTGCTGCTACCGCGGAAGAGTTGTATTTCAGTAGGCCGGACTTTCCTTCGTTTGAACCACCTCAGCGCCCAGGCGGGGCAAAAACCCAGCGGAGATTTTCGCGACGTGCTGTTGAGGCTTGGATCGCAAAGAACTGCATTTCGAACGCATAAGGAGGGGAAGCAAATGGCTAATTTCCGACAAGTTTATGTGGAATTTTGGCAAGACCCAAAAGTATTAGAAGAATTAACACCGGAGGATAAATACTTTTATTTGTATCTTTTAACTAACCCAAACACCACCCAAATAGGTGTTTACCGTATTACCAAAAAGCGAATGGCTTTTGATATGGGGTATTCACCCGAATCAGTAAACAGTCTTTTGGACCGGTTTCAACATCATCATAAGTTAGTCGTTTATAACTCAGAAACCAGAGAAATAGCGATTATCAAATGGGGAAAATACAACCTCAAGAAAGCCGGAAAGCCCATGATGGACTGCATCGAAAAAGAGTTAAAACAGATAGAGGATAAAACGTTGCTTGAATTGATTTTTCCTCACATTCCTAATGACGCTATCAGAGAAGCATTTTCACGTTACGTGAACGATACGTACGACGATACGTCGCCGTGTAGTGGACAAGAAAAAGAAAAAGAAGAAGAAGAAGAAAAAGAATTAAAAGATATATTGTCGGGTAAACCCGACGACGCATCTTCTTCCAAAAACGAAAAGGACGAGATTCCTTACAAACTGATCATTGATTTGCTGAACAAAGTAGCAGGTACACGATACCGATCTAACACAGAGAAAACAAAAAAAGACATCAAAGCACGCTGGAAAGAAGGTTTTCGTTTTGAAGATTTTAAACATGTCATTCTTGTAAAAACAGAGGAATGGCTCAATGATCCTGCTATGAATAAGTTTTTACGCCCTCACACATTGTTCGGCACAAAATTTGAATCTTACTTAAACCAAAAAGGAGGATCGGCGCATGGAGGATTTTACAAAGGAGCGAGCAGCCAAAGTCCAGGGCGAAATATCTCGCAGGATGACATTCCATACTGATGAGCACGGTAACCCTGTTTACTGCAACAAACACACCCGGATAATCGGCGGAGAGGAAAAACCGTATCCAGTTCAGCTCATGGAACTTCGGGACGGCTCTGTAAAGTGTCCTATGTGCGAAAGGGAACAGCGCAACAAGGAGATTGAGCAAGAAGCTGAGGTTTGGCGCCGTCAGGTAGAGAGAAGGGTTCTTTCTACACACTCACTCATTGCCGATCCAACTCTGGAAAAGGCAACGTTTGAAACATATCACTGTTACAACCAAGAGGATGAACAGAACAAACGCCGGATGCTTGAACTGGTTGATCAGATCAAAGCGGGCGTAATCATGAACATATTTATAACCGGTGCGTCCAATGCCGGCAAAAGTCATCTGGCAATATCAGCGCTTAAAGAACTGAACAAAAAGAGTCAAGAAGCATATGCAAAATCAGCCCTTTTTGTTAATAGTGACGCGCTCATGCGGCGCATAAAAAATTCTTTCAACGATGATTCTGAAAAGCTTACGGAGTCCAAGGCGATCGAACTGCTTACACGAGTCGATTACCTCGTCATCGACGACTTGGGGAGTGAAGTGGGCGACACAGATAACGAGAAAAGGACAGCGCCTGATTTCATTCAGAGGGTCTGGTATGGGATCTCTACTGGCAGGCAAGGCAAGGTGACGATTGTAACAACAAACCTCACCGGATTGGCTTTAGCAAAGCTTTATGACAAAAAGACCGTCAACCGCCTTACAGCCCATCTTGAACAAATTGAGTTTGAAGAGGCGCAAAAAGGCAAAGGGCGCAAGACACCGGCTTCGCTGGTTTAAGGAGGTGAAAACAGTTGATACAGGCAATCATGCCCGGCGTGCTTCAGATCGTCCCTGAACGCAAATTAACGGATGACCAGCGCAAAAAAGAAATAGACGAGCTTATCAAGGTTCTTGATCAAAAAATAGCAGACTATCAGAACTTTAGGGGGGATGCAGTGTGAGACGTGGTAAATCTCCGACGCGTGCACAAAAGGCAATCATTAAGGCAAACGGCCTGACCATTGAGAACTGGCTTGTCTTAGAGCACTTACAGCACGAGCACCGTCTCATACTGGTTCACCGCTATATGAATTACAAAAGGGAGTGTTTAGCATGAGTCAGGCGGTCAATGCCGAACAGTTCGAACTGGCTTTGGAGGATATGAATTATGAATGGTCAATGGTCCAGCTGAAAAAGGTAGTTCAATACTGGCATGATGGGAAATCAATTCTTGATATGTCGGAATTATTAAACAGGGATTCGGATGAAATCATTTTGCTGGTCATGGACTTTGCAAGAAAAAACATCCTGCCCGCCCGTAAGAACGGTTTACGCGCTAACAAAAGAATTAGAATATCCGAGAAAACGATGAAAGATAAAATGTACCGACTACGCTATTTGTTTGAAGAAAGCCCGGTGTATATCCCTTTTCAGGAGCTAAACTTCATGTTTTATGACAGTGAAATCAGGCGTTTCCGGGAGCTGTGGGCGGCAGATGAGTCTTACCTCAACATAGCAAAAGAGCTGAAACGGAATGAAGACGAAACGTTATTTCTTATCATCGACCAAGCAAAAAAAGACCTCATAGAGCCTCGGGAATCCGGCTTGCTCGGAAAGGAAGCGTCAGAAGATGAACGCAACAAGCAAAAGCTTCCGTTTTGAAAAAGCAACGGTCCAGCAACTTATGGTCATCGTGCGTTATGAAGACTGCGCCCCGGAGGTACGGAACGCAGCTTTACAAATGCTGATTATGAAGGGAGTGGCAGACGTTTGGGACAGGCAGAACGAGAGCATTTAATTGAATGGCTTTTGCTTATCGGCTCTTTTGGCAGAGCTTTTCTAAACCGCCAGACAGATGAAGAGCTTGAGCGCTTATATAATCTTCAAATCAAAGGCATGAACAAAGAATAGGAGGACAGCACCATGACAGAAAATAAAAACTTGCGTCGGCACGGCGAAGTTACAACACGGGTGATGAGCGAAGAAGAACGCCTTGAGTATATAAAAAAACACCCAATCATTCCGACGGAAAAACCAAAGGTTGGCATACAGCTATTCCCGTCAAACTATTGGATGTAAGGACGGCCGCTAAAGCAACCGCCACCGTATGGTAAATAAAAACTCGACACTTTTATTATACCATACGGAGGCTTTGAACATGCAGCCAAAACATATATCACTCAATCAAAATACAAGTGTTTCTCAATTTATTGAGCCGGGGAAGGTGTCTGTCATCGTGTTAGACGGCAATCAAAACGCCGCGTATGTCGTTGAGGCACCCGAACACGGTAAAACAATCATTCAAACAGTAAAAGGCGGCCTGGCTCGTTGTGATTACGAGATCGGCCATAAATTCAATTAGCAGGGGTTTTCCCCTGCGGGGGAGGAACGGAACATGTATCAAAATGAAATTGCCCGCAAGTGTGAACGTTGCGGAAAAATATATTATTCAGCTCAATGGGTTGTATGCAAAACATGTCTTTTAGACCGGGAGGCCCGGGCATGAAAGAATTCAAAATCAATTTGTCAAAAGGTGAGGTTTTATATACCGGCTCTTACATTTGCACCCTTTCGAAAACGACAGCCAGTACACCGGAGCAAATCTCTTTGGAAGCAGCAGCCGAAAAGCTCGCGGAAGAGTTAATCATGCAGCAGGCTATGAATCGGGAGCACCAGCGCCAGCAGGATGTCACGGTCATTCAGTTTCGGCAGGCTCAGGAAGAGATCAGCCGGCTACGAGGGGAATTAAAACAAGCTCATGAGAAATCCAGCAACCATCTCGATGAATGGCGGAGAGCCGAAACCCAGACCGCGAAAATATCGGATGAACTAATGAATATGAAAGTCTTACTGCGAATGGAACAGGGGAAGGTTCGGCAACAGAAGACTAAAAACGAGCAGATGAAAGAAGCGTTGACTTTTTATGCGAAGGAGACGAATTACACAAAAGAATTCGAGGACTGTCCACCAGCTGTCGAACTCGACGGAGGGCAAACGGCCAGAAAAGCATTGGAGGGGGCTGCGGAGTGATGCCATTACAAGTCGAACTACAACGGAATGTGAAGGCCACGAAGGACGAAGCAATGACCGTCGAGCAGGCGGCCGAGCTTTTAAAGGTTCACCCGGATTACATCCCGACGCTTGTCGCTCGGTCTGACGATCTAAAAATGATCGGCGACCATACCATTATCGCTAAACGGGATAAAACTAATATCTGGCTGGTCGGGGCATGCGTGGGGCTTTTCTTCTTCGCTGTTTGTGTCCTGCCGGGCTTGATGGGGTGACGGGATGATCAAACAACAACTGGGACTTTTCAGAGAAATCATTGTTGATAACTTCGCGGGCGGAGGCGGAGCCAGTACCGGAATTGAATTGGCTACCGGGCTTTCGGTGGACATTGCGATTAACCATGATCCGGCGGCCATCGCCATGCACCAAGTAAACCACCCTGATACAGAACATTATTGTGAGTCTGTTTGGGAAGTAGACCCGAGGGAAGCAGCCAAGGGGCGGCCGATTGGTTTAGCCTGGTTCTCCCCGGACTGCAAGCATTTTTCAAAAGCCAAAGGCGGAAAACCCGTTGAGAAGAGCATCCGGGGGCTTGCATGGGTAGCGGTCAGGTGGGCGGCAACGGTAAGTCCGCGGGTAATCATTCTTGAAAACGTCGAAGAATTTAAAACGTGGGGGCCTCTTGGGAAAGATGGAAGGCCGGACCCGGACAAAAAAGGATATACGTTCCGTTCCTTTGTCAGAGCGTTAAACAGACACGGATATAAAGTCGAATGGAAAGAGCTGAAGGCGTGCGACTACGGCGCCCCGACAATACGGAAAAGGCTGTTCTTAATCGCTCGGCGTGACGGGCGGCCGATCATATGGCCCGAGCCGACACATGGCGATCCAAAAAGTGCGACAGTGAAGTCCGGAAAGCTTAAACCGTGGCGGACTGCCTCCGAGATTATGGACTGGTCACTGGAAACGCCGTCAATTTTCAACAGGAAAAAGCCTCTTTCAGAAAATACAATGCGGCGCATCGCTCGAGGTATACAACGTTTTGTCATTGACAGTAAAAAACCTTTTGTTATAGGGGAGCGCGGTAATTCACTCATTCAAATGGGATACGGCGATCCGGAAGGCCGGCGGGTGCTCGATCTGAAAAAACCACTCGGCACCATAACGGCCGGCGGCAATAAATTCGCCATTGCCACAAGTCACTTGATCAAGCTCCGCGGCACATGCAGAGACGGCCAAACGGTGACGAACCCAATGCCAACAATAACGGCGGGTGGCCTGCACGTTGGCGAAGTCAGGGCTTTCCTGACGAAATATTACGGGTCAGATACGGGGCAGGCTCTCAGTGACCCTCTGCATACAGTCACCACAAAAGACAGATTCGGCCTGGTCACGATTAAAGGTGAAAACTATCAGATCGCCGACATTGGGATGAGGATGCTTCAGCCTCATGAATTATTTGCGGCTCAGGGATTCCCGACTAATTACGTGATTGATAGAGATATAAACGGTGTAGCGTATTCGAAAAAGAAACAGATTGAGCGATGTGGTAACGCAGTTCCGCCGCCCTTCGCCGAGCAGCTTGTCAGGGCAAACCTTCCTGAATTCTGCGTAAGTGAACATATGACCAAGTTTACAAGACTAAAGGCTAATTAGGAGGGAATAGTGTGACTTTACTTGATGACATCGGCTTCACAGAGGAGCAATATCGGGAACTTCATGAACGCGGTATGTCTGACACGGAAATAGCGAGAGAGGAACTGCATTGCTCTCCATCCACTCTTTCTGTCTGGAAAAAGGCTAACGGCATAGTAATCCAGAAACCATATCGCCTGTTCACTCTGGAAGAATGGACGGAGCTTCATAACCAGAATTGGACACACTTCCAAATTGCACGGCATTTCGGTTTTGAATGTATTGATACTTATTTCTATCATGCAAGAAAAATAGGCATTCCGCGTAAACGGAGAAGGGAGAAAGTTGAATCATGAATCTACAAAAAATGTTCGAAATGCAAAAGGTGCTTGATGATCGGATCATCAAAGAAAAGGGGCTTGAGGGGCAGGACTTGCTCCCAAACCTCATTCTTGCTCTACAGGTGGAGCTGGCCGAGTGTGCGAATGAATGGCGCGGCTTTAAGCATTGGAGTAATAACCAAAAGCCAAGAACAAAAGTATCAACAAATGTTGGTGCGAATCCTGAAAACGCAGCCTTTTTCCGATGTGAAAATCACTATTGCGGAGAAAATTTAAACAAAGATGATTTTAAACACTTATTAGATCCGGATTATGAAATATGTCCTGTTTGTAACGTGGGTGATGTAACGGCTTTTCGTGATAAAAACCCACTGCTTGAGGAATACGTGGACTGCCTGCATTTTATCTTGAGCATCGGGAACCGGCTTGGCTGGAATGACACTGACACCATAGATGATGTAGTCGCGCAGCATTTAATTTCTAAAAAAGGGTTTGGTACAGCAAAAACATTCTCTTGCTTGCTATCCATTGCTTACGGATTCCATTTCAGCAATGTAGAAAAGCGGACATATATCAGTTTATTTACGACTTTCTTTGAATTAGGCAGCAAGCTCGGTTTTAAATGGGAGCAAATCGAAGCGGCTTACATGGACAAAAACGCCATCAATCACCAGCGGCAGCAGGAGGGGTATTGATGAACCACACCGACAACCCGATCATTTCAGCCGTCATCAGCAAATTAAACGCACAACAGGAAAAGGGGCTTGCCAAGTACGGCCAGCCCGTCCAAGTTAATGCCTATGATCTGCGCGGCTGGTTGCAGCACGCACTTGAAGAAACTCTTGACCAGGCAGTCTATCTGGAAGCGGCTATCCAAACGATCCAAGCGTTTGACGACAATCCAAAGATCAAACAAGTTGTCAAAGGATTCAATGAAATGAAGGCTGCGCGTGAAACCATCCAGCGTCTATATTCTCCCCGCCATTACGGTGGTTGGGATCATGCAATGTCACATTTTGAAGAGATCCTCAAATCAGCTCAATTATTGAAGGGGAAAGCGGAAGAAGATAAGGAGGACGCGGAATAATGGTTAAATTCACAAGGGATCAGAAAAGAGCGTTTGAAGAAATGATCAAACTTAAATCAATGACCGATAAAGAAACAATAATCCGCGCTATTTTATTAAGGGGTTACGGAGAATTTAAAGGTGTGTTTTCTTCGCTCAATGAAGTTAACGTCCTAGATATTATAGAAGCTGTAATCACGGAAAAATATGAACTTGTCGAGGAAGAAAAGCCGCTACAGGTGATCAGGAAGCGCCTTGATGTATTCATACACAATATGGAGATCGTTCGGGAACAATACCCTTCCTTTCATGTTGATGGCGTTCTAGCAGGTCTGAGGGACGTTGCTGAAGAGGTTTCGGATTTGATTGAAGGAGAAAAGGGGGCCGCGGAGTGAACTACATTATCAAAATCGGCAAATACTATTACGTAAAAGATTATAGGTTTTATTCTAGTACCGGAGAAATTGCATTGCTGACTACTGATAAAGCCAAAGATGCGCTTCTATGGGATGAACCCGCCGATGACACAGCTAATTCACTTGCAGAAATGATTGGCGGACGAATGATACCAGTAATTTAGCTCAGAAAATTAAATAAGTCCAAGACGGAGAGCCTGCGGACCTGATCATTGCACAGAATCACTGTGCTCTGATTGGTGTCCGTTTTTTATTTGAACGGAGGGACGGCATGAAAACGAAGAAAAACGCCACGCTGAGCATTGATTTTAAAGAAAAACAGCCATCGTCACACAAAAGTATCGAAAAAAAGCCGCAGAAGCTTACTGAGAGAGAGTTGGAGTACCTCATGGGTGTAAACAGGCCTACATATAAAAGAGGCCGTGGTGGAGCTTTTAGACAGAAATAATAACGGGAGGGATTTTTGATGAATCAAATGACACTGAACATACCTCAAATTGACGAAGAAGCTACGAGAATGAAAGCTGAAAAGCTGCTCGAACAATATCGCATGTACTTACTACAAGTGCCGGAAGATTTTTTGCCGAAAGTGACCGCAACATACAGCCTTGTTCCGCCCAGCTTTTCGAATGAATTTCATTCCTCCACAGAAGACGCAGCATTAAAACGCATGGATTGGGAGATTGAGAGGGAACGGTTTTTAAAGAGAATGCAAAGAGCGGTTAACCGGCTTTCCCAAAAGGAGCGGCAAATACTTGTCATGCTCTACATGCAGAATGAAGAAATGTATGATTATGAAGTCTATGCAGAAATGAGACTCAGTCAGCGGAGCTACTACCGGACGAAAGCAAAAGCATTTTACCGGCTGGCCTTTGCTCTTCGCGTGGAAGTCTATAAGGACGGGGGCGCGCCGGAATGAATTTTGTTCAGCCGATAAGGGACCCGGAATGCATTTTCTATATCAAACGGTTTCTAAAAGAACAGAGCGAGCGGAATTACATGCTATTTGTCACCGGGATAAATTCAGGTCTCCGCATATCAGATATATTGGAACTGAGAGTAAGGGACGCCAAACGGCCGTATTTCAACCTTATAGAGAAGAAAACCAAAAAGAAAAAGAGAATTGAAATGACGCCGGAACTTCAAAGAGAATTAAAAGCATATATTGAGGGGAAAGAAGATCACGAATATCTTTTCAAAAGCCGCGAAGGGATCAACAAGCCCATTTCCCGGTCGATGGCTTATAAGATTCTGAGGGCTGCTGCTGAGTATGTCAATTTGGATGATATAGGCACGCACACGCTGAGGAAAACATTCGGATACCATTTTTACAAGCAAACAAAAGACGTTGCCATGCTGCAGGAGATTTTTAATCACTCAGATCAGCGGACAACCCTTCGGTACATTGGAATCAATCAGGATGCCATGAACAACGCCATGAAGAAATTCAAGATATAAGCAGGCTCATCTAATAAACAAGATGAGTCTTTTTTTCTGCATATTTTTATTGATTCCCTTCAAAAAGCAAACGTGGAATTCATTTTAGGGATATTGTTTGAAAACACGGATGGCAAGGGCTGACGGCACTTCGGGCAGTTGCACAGTATATAACATATGGGTAATTCGTGGATTGTGTGGATAAATGGAAAATTTGGGCGTTTTTCGTGGTATTATCGTGTTACAGGAGGTGAGCGGCATGAGTAGAGGCGCAACAGGTTCAGCGTTAGAAGAGAAAGGCATGGTTTGATAGAACAACACAAAGTAATGAAGGGGTGAGCGGGATGACTGCTGCAGAGCAAAAAGGAATGTACTAAAACGATTTTGGCAGAAAGATGGCACGATAACGGCACACCATTTTGTTTTAGATAAGGTATTATGGTAATAGGTAATAAACAGGCAGGCGCTTTCCCAATCGGGAGGGCGCTTTTTCTATTGGAGGGATAATATGAGCGGCATCGGAAAACCGTCTTACGAAGAAGTAAAACAATGGGTAATGCTTGATCCATGCGGAAACGGAATAATGTCTATGTCTATCTTGCAACGGCGGTTCAGAATCGGTTATGTGAATGCTGCAACACTTATGGAGCGGCTTGAGGAGGATGGGGTCGTTTCACCTTGGGACGGCTCGAAACCCAGAACAATCATAAAACAAGGATAATAACTAATAGAAATATGTACTAAATATTCAGTGTCGTCTTATAGAATGACGCTTTTATATTGTGGGAGGTGAGAGTTGTGACTAAGGACAAACCGTCTAAGGATGATCTTATCTGGTATAAAGAATTAGGCATTTATATTCTCCCAAAAAATAAATGATGCTGAGAGCGGCTTCCGTATGTGGAGGTGTTGAAATGGCTAGGAAAATACAATTAGATGAGCGAACAACGTTAACAAGCGAAACAAGTGCAGGTGTTTTAGAATGGTTTGGCTATCCCGAAAAGAACTCATTCGAAGATATTCAAGAAATAATTATGCGGCACTATGAATTGAAGAAAAGTGATCCAACGGATGTTTTATTTGGCGAGAAACATAATCCACTTTTTAAGCCTACGGCGTATGTACTAAAACATATTAGCGAGAGAATGGAAGTACCATTACAACCAGATCAAAATGGAATGGTAGCAGTAAAACAACTATGAGCATCCTTTGGGGTGCTTTTTTATATTCTCTGTAAACTGCGTCCGGTAATTCTCAGGGAAAACAATTGGCGGTTAACGGCTTGAGTGCGGGGGCAGTTTAGAAAGAATATATAGGGGGTGGTAGTCCTGCCGCTGAAAAAATGTAACGCGCCTGCCTGCCGCAGCTATGTGGATTGGGCAGAACGTTATTGTGAGAAGCACAAGGGCTATGCTGACAAGCAGTATAACAAAGATGTGAGATACAACAGGGAGAACAGCAAGCTCTATTCCTATTACCATTCGAGAGAGTGGAAGCTCCTTCGAGAACAGAAGCTTAGAGAAAGTAACTATCATTGTGCTGTCTGTGCCTCACAGGGACGTTTAAATAAGTCGAATAGGTTAGTAGTCCACCATAAGCATAGAGAGCTTAGAGACGTCATAAACGATCTTCAAGCGCGTACCGATTTGAATAATCTTGAGGTGCTTTGTCAGTATCATCATAATCAAGTCACGTTTGGGAAAGAAACAGGGCCAGGAGATTAGTTTTTTCCGAAAGTCCCCCCGTCAATTTACCGGGTGGGCTTTTTCATTTTCCTGTACATCGGCGCCCCCTCTTCTTCGTAAAAATTGTTGAAATGAAATTTTGATTTTCACTATTTTGGGCTGTTTTTGAATATGTGAAATTTTTGCTTGGTCCCTTATCTCGTATGTGATGACCGGCATTTTTGTTATGCGTTCATTTGTTGGAAAACAGTAGTGCGGAAATTCGCTGAAAGGTGGTGGTTTTTATTGGCGAGAAGAAAACAAATGACGGAAACATTAAAAGGACAAGTTTCTAAAGAAGAATTGGAGAAGCGGCAGCAGCAGGAAGAAAAATTAAAAGGGTTTACGCCATTGCAAGAGAAACCACCTTACTGGCTTTCCACAATGGCGAAGAATGAATGGGAAAGAATATACCCTTATCTCAGTGAGCTGCCCATTTCAGAGTTGGACAGAACGCTTTTTGCTCTATTCTGTAACAGCTATGCGCAGTATAGGGTGGCTTTGAATGATATTAACGAAAACGGTCAGACGGTTGTCGAAATAAACAGCAAAGGCTTTCCGGTCAAAAAGAAAAACCCTTCCGTTGATATTATGAATAGCATGTCAAAAGAGATTCGAGGCATTGCGGGACAGTTAGGGCTTTCCCTGGACTCGAGGCTCCGGCTTGTCGGCCTGGGTGAGGATGAAGGCGAAGAGGACCCGATCACAAAATTCTTGAAAAGTCGTGGTAAGAATGCTTGATCATGTAACAGCATATGCTCAAGCGGTTATAAGCGGCGAAATTGTTGCAGGTGAGTATATCATTCTTGCTTGCAAAAGGCATATGGAGGATTTGGAAAGATCGAAACTTGCACCTTTCAATTATTATTTTGATGTGGAAGAGGCAAACACAAGAATCGATTTTACCGAGATTTTGCCTAACCCGGAGACAGGGGAGCCTGTAAAGCTGCTGTCATATCAAAAATGGATTACTGGCAGTATCTTTGGGTGGAAGAGAAAAGATAACGATAACCGCCGTTTTAAAAGAGCGCTGGTCACAATGGCCAGGCGTAATGGGAAGACGTTTTTGATCTCGACAATTGGAACAAATGAATTTTTCCTATGTGAAACGCCAAAGCGGAACAGAAAAATTGTTTTTGCTTCCAATGCCTTGAAACAGGCCAAGCTTGGCTTTGAGTATATGAAAGATCAAATTCGATCTTTAACAAATGGCTCTGAAGCTATGAAGAAAAGAGTGAAAATTTTAGACGCTGAGCTAAAGGATTTATTCTCCGGCAGCACAGCCTATCCTATTTCCTCTGATACATCTACGGGTGATGGGTTTGCGTCAACGGTTGCTATCATTGATGAGTTTCATGAAAGCAAAGACCTAAAAATGTACAACCTTTTAAAATCCGGTCAGATCGCTTTGAAAAACAGCTTGCTTGCAATCATTAGCACGGCAGGGTTAAACCCAAACGTGCCGATGTATAAAGAAGTTCAGATGCTGAAAAAAGTGCTAAGAAAAGAGCGCAGTATGGATGATTACTTCATCGCTATTTATGAACAGGATGACGTCGAAAAAGAGGCGGAGCTTCCAGAAACGTGGATAAAGTCAAACCCTATCTTGGAGCATCCTGAAATTGGCGAGACAATCATGGAATCTTTAAAACTGGACTTGGTTGCAGCAAAGGAGCAGCGGAACTTAAATGCTTTATACGTGAAGAACTTTAATGTATGGCGGCAAGTGAGTGAAGAAAGTTATATCTCTATTGACGATTGGAACGCTTGCGCCGTGGAAGAGGCGCCGGACCTTGTCGGCCGAGAAGTTTATATCGGGCTGGACATGTCTAGGTCAGACGATTTAACTGCTGCATCCTGGATTTACCCACTTGATGACGCGGAAAGAAAGTATTACGTTGATAGCCATTCATTTGTTGCCACAAAAGGCGGCTTGGACCATAAAATAACCCGGGACAAAATTGACTATAGGGAGATGGCCGACCGAGGTTACTGCACTATTACAGATAAAGAAACAGGGATAATCAATCAGCAGCAGGTCATTGACTACATTAAGCATAGGATTAAGTCTCAAAAGCTTAAAGTTAAAGGCATTCTTTATGACCCTCATGCTATCTCCCTGGTTTTAAATGAGCTGGAAGAATACCCATTAATAGAAGTGGGGCAGGGAGCGAAGCGGCTTTCCCCACCAGCAAAAGACTTCCGTCTTTGCGTTTATGATAAGCGCATCATTCATACTGACAACCCTTTACTGACAATCGCCGTAAATAACGCGATAGTTAAAGAGTTCAATGATTTAATCAGAATTGATAAAGATAAGAACCGTGAAAAAATTGACCCGATCGCGGCGATGATCACGGCTCACTATGAGGCGATGCATTACTATGCAGATGAATTTGACTGGAACACATATTACGAAAGCGAAGAGTTCACCCTTTAAGGAAGGAGGGAGCACCATGAAATTAGGAAAAATAATTAAATTTTTATTGGGGGTATGCCAGTTTATTAGAATGAACCTGCATACTCTTTTCTTTTTGATCGGGCTGTTTGTAATCGACTATGGAATTTTCCTTTTCCACCCGATCGCCGGGCTTATTGCGGCCGGTCTTTTTCTTGTTCTGATTGCCTTCTTACTCAATCCGAGAGAAGAGGGAGGGAGGTGATTGAGTGGCGTTCTTTCGATCATTAGATAAACAAAGCCAGGGAGCGCGGGAGTTTAATGAAATTATTGTCGGCTTGGACGGCCTGTCTTACGTGTCAGCAAGTGCAATTAAAAACAGCGATGTGTTCACAGCAGTGCATACCCTTTCCTCTGATATTGCAGCGTCGCCAATTATGGTTAAGCATAACGGTGTCGAAGAAAAGGATTCTGATCTGTTCAGGCTGCTGAATGAAAAACCCAATGATTATTATTCGGGGTACTTTTTCAAATTCATACTTGTAGCCAATGCGCTATTGAACGGCCAATCGTACGCTGAAATCATCCGGGACAAAGAGGGGGCACCCTTGGAGCTTATCCATATGCTGAACAGTGAAGTCTATGCCGAGCAGCTTCCAAACCGAAACGAAATCCTATACCGGTATTATCCTTCTGGCGGTAAAGAGAGAGTATTGAAGCCTGAAAATGTGCTGCATATTAAATTTTTCAGCTTGGACGGTATAAGGGGGATGGGCCCTCTTTCCAGTCTTAAGCGTGAGATTGAAAGCCAGGAGTTTGGAAAACGCCTTGTTACTGACTTCTTTAGAAGAGGCGTCAACTTGAGCGGTATTGTCAACTTGAAAAAAGGCCATTTGTCCCCTGAAGCAAAGGACAAGATTCGAAATGAATTTGAAAAAGCAAACTCAGGGGGGCGAAATCAGCAAAGAATTGCTGTTCTTAGTGAAAATGAGGAGTTTAAGCAATTAGAAATTAATACAAAAGTGCTTGAAATCGTTAATAATTACACGCATTCAACAAAGCAGATCGCCAAAGCGTTTGGCTTGCCCGCCCATAAGCTGGGGATAGAACAAGTCAATACATCGCTTGAACAAGCTAACCTGGACTATCTGACAAATACATTATCGAACTATTTCACGGCTATTGTCTCAGAACTGAATTTCAAAATGCTGCCGTATCCTTTAAACCTGCAGCAGAAATTTCAATTCGATACGCGGCGGTTTAGGGAAACGGACGCGAAAACAAAGCGAGAAAACGTCATTGCTCTACTGCAAAACGGTATTTTCTCGCTCAACAATGCCCTGGCTGAGTATGGTTATGAGCCAATACCAAACGGGGACAAGCGATTCATGAGTTTGAATTACGTTGACGTTGAAATCATGGACGAGATTCAGAAAGCGAAGGCAAAGAGCCTGCCGATCTCGTCAGCAGGTGAAGGAGGTGAGGGGAATGTCTAAGGAAGTGGAAATCAGAACGTCGCAGGAAGGTACCTTAAAAGCCCATTCAAGCGATGACGGGCCAAAGGTGATTAGCGGGTATGCGCTCAAGTTTGGGACCCGCAGCCATAACCTGGGTGGATTCATTGAAATGATTGATAAGCGGGCTCTTGACCAAACAGATATGAGCGATGTACGGGCTTTAATTGACCACGATCCATCAAAGATTCTTGGCCGCACGTCTGCCGGTACGCTCAAGCTTGAGGTCGATGACATCGGCCTGCGCTTTGATGTCACTTTACCGAATACTCAGTACGCCACGGATTTATACGAAAATCTACGCGTCGGCAATATCTCAAACTGTTCTTTCGGCTTTTTGCTTGGGAAAAACGGTGACAGCTTTACCCGTGACCAAGAAACGGGGCTGCCGTTACGAAGCCTGAGAAACATTTCAAAGCTGACTGACGTATCGGTGGTTACGTATCCAGCATATGAAGACACCGACGTGACGATCGCTCAACGGAACTTAAAGCAGTATGAACAACGAAGCCGGAATCCGGAAAAAGAAAAGCTGCTGCTACAGCTGGATTTAATAAAAATGGGATTGTAAAAGCACTCGAAAACCGGGGGCTTATTTTATTTGAAAAGGAGAAAACACATGCTATCTGAAAAAATTAAGGAATTAAGATCGCAGATTACTCAAAAACAAACGGCGGTGAATACAAAAATCACAGAGGCGCAGAAGCGGGCCGAAGAAGACAAGCTGGACGAAGCTACAGCTTTGAAAGGTGAAATTTCCACTTTGAAAGAAGAGCTCGACGCTCTCAAGAAAAAGCTTGCGGAATATGAAGAGATTGCCGGAATGAATCCGGAAGAAACTGCGCCGGCTGGCGGTAAAGAAGAGGACGACGAGGAGAAAAGATCAATGCATGGCGGCTTCCGTACAATCATCAAACCTGGTAAGACAGAAGAAGTAAGAGCTTTTGAAGAGTTTCTGCGATCAAAAGGGGAAAAACGCGACGGATTGAAATCTGATGGCGCGGAAGTGCTGATCCCTATTGATGTAATCACTAAGCCACAACAGGAACCGGAAGACGTTGTTGATCTTGGTACTATGGTAAATAACGTTTCTGTTACAACTTCATCTGGTACTTATCCAGTTCTGGAGAACGCTAGCACTCAACTCAACTCTGTAGAAGAATTAGAGAAAAACCCTGAGTTAGCGAAGCCAAAGTTTAAGAAGGTCGAGTGGAAGGTTGTAACATACCGCGGTCAATTGCCAATTTCCCAGGAGGCCATTGACGATTCGGGCGTTGACTTAACGGCTCTTGTAGCAAATTATTTGCAACAGATTGAACGCAATACACGTAATTCACGAATTGCTGCAGTTCTGCGCACATTTACAACGATGACAGTCTCAGGAACTGACGAGCTTAAGAAAATTCTAAATGTGTATTTAAAACAGGCTTATAAGCGTGATATTGTCGCAACTTCTTCAGCGTTCCAATTCCTAGATACGCTGAAAGATAAAAACGGTCAGTACATTTTACAGCAAAATATTTCATCCCCATCCGGAAAAGTATTGTTTGGGATACCGAACACAGTTGTAGATGATATTGTTTTAGGTGAAAAAGCTGGCGACGCGGTTATGTTTATCGGGGATTTAAAAAGAGCGGTTCTTTTTGCGAATCGATTAAAAGCCACAGCAAAATGGGTGGAGAATGATCTTTATGGACAGGTCCTTTCCCTGGCGATTCGTTTCGATGTGAAGAAAGCTGATGACAAAGCCGGTTATTTTGTGACCATTGATACGGGCGCGGAGCAGCCAGACGATACAAGTAAAGATTTAGGGAAATAAAATAATAATAGAAAAGGATGATTGAACATGGCAGAGTTTTTAAATGAGAGCAACGGAGCGAAAACATCAGCAAGGGACAACGGCTCAGGGGAGCCAATCACCGATGTCTCTATCGCGGATAATAGCGAAAAAAATCCTCTCTTTGTAAAAGGTCTTCAAGGCGAACCAGGCCCACAAGGTCCGAAAGGCGAAACCGGCCCCCAGGGCCCGAAAGGCGATAAAGGGGATACAGGCCCACAAGGTCCGCAGGGAGAAACCGGACCCGCGGGGCCAAAGGGTGCGACAGGAGCACAGGGCCCACAAGGTGAAAAAGGCGACCCGGCAGTTATTGAAAAGGGAAGTATCACGTATGAAATGTTGGCCGACGGTTCAGTGAGAAGTAATCACATCGGAACGGGCAGCGTGAAGATGGATAACCTGAACAGTGAGATCAAGGACCTCTTAACCGGTCTGCAGAATCAAATTGATGCATTGAAAGGAACAGCAACAGAATAATGACGTGAAGGGGCGCTCCGGCGCTCCTTTTTGTATGTAAGGAGTGATGGGATGACGCTCGAAGAAATAAAGCACGCGTTGCGAATAGACCATAATTTTGACGATGACTGGATCATGGAGCTGAAAGGGTCGGCAGAAGATTATATCAAGGATGCGGTCACACTTTCGCCAAACCGGGATGCATTTTTTGAAAACAACCCCAGGTTTAACATGGCCGTTAAATTCCTTGTAGGTGCCTGGTATGAGCAGCGGGTGTCCTCAATGGACAAAGCACTGCAAGAAATACCGTTCGGCGTAACAAACATTATCCAACAATTCAGAGGAGCTTACACAGATGCAGTTTAGCCGGCTCAATACCCGTATCACTTTTGTGACTCGAAAGAATCAGAAGGACCCGGAAAGCCGAGAAAACATTGTGGTGAATGATCCTTTGTTTTCTTGCTGGGCGGAGATCAGAGATCAGAAATTAAGGGAGAAGCTTTCAACAGCTGGCACCTTTTTAGAAAACAGTATTACATTCATCATTCGCTATCAGCAGGTTAAGACAGTTACGAACAGCATGCACATTCTGCATGATGAAACCCTTTACGAGATCAAAGACATTCTCCCAAACTCTCAGGATAAAGACCTGATAAATGTTCTTGCGGAGAAGGTGAGCTGATGGCCCGAGAAAATGACGGGATAAAAAACATAGAAAAAGAGCTGAACAAGCTGGCTCGAAAAAATGTTCGTGCTGCTAAGTCGGCGGTCAGTGCAGGAGCGCAAATATACGCTGCTGGATTAGAAAAAAATACACCCCGGGGCCGAGGCGATCAGGACCCTCACAAAACGCACATGAAGGACAATGTCGTTTATTTGAAGCCAAGAGAAGACGGAGAAATCTATTCAAATGTGGGATACGGAAAGGAAACAGCGGCAAGGCTGCACTTTTCAAACTTCGGGACAATCAAACAGCGACCTCAGCACTTTGTGGAGAGGACGGTAAACGAGTACACGGCCGCGGTGCTGCAGAAAGTGCAGGAAGTTTATAGAAGGGAGCTGGGAATATGATGCTACCAATTCAGGAAGTTGAAATGATTCTGAGTGAAAATGAAGTCCTTTCTTCCTTTGTGGACCCCGGCCGTATATTTTTGGTCTTTGTCCCGGAAGCCGATCAGGATACAGAAAAGGCCCCGATGATTCGAATAAATGAGCTTGAGAGCCACAGAAAAGATTATGCCGATGACGCGGCATTGACATTTGAGGTTGATATTCAAATAGATTTATGGACGAAAACGCTCAAGGAAGCGCAGCAGATTCAGCCCATCATTGATGATCTTATGGCAAAAAACGACTTCCAACAATATGCCTCTGCATTTGACCGGGACCCGGATATAGCACTTTACAGATATGCCCGGAGATACAGAGCAACAAAAATGATTAATATGCAAATATAAAACGAAAAGGTGATATGAATGGCGCGAACAGGTTTAGACGGAATTCAGTACGGCGTACTTGGCGAAAATGAAAAAGCAGAAGATAGGAAGAAGATGCCGGGAGCTATTGAGGCAAAATTAGACGTTTCTTCAGAACTGACACCTCTCTATGCGGATGACGGTATATACGCAGTGAAGAGCTCAGGCGTGAGTGAAACAAAACTAGAATTAAATTTGGCAGATCTGACAACTGAAATGAAGAGAACACTTTTGGGCGTTCCTGTTGTTTCTGGCATTGAATTATATCATAAGGACTTGGAGCCGCCTTATGTTTGCATCACTTGGCGGCAAAAACACCATGAAAAAGGATACGTGTATTATGCTCTGTTAAAAGGTAAATTCGGTATCCCTTCTGCAGAAGGTAAGACAAAAGAAGATAAAGTGGATTATCAAACGGACTCAATCGAAGGACAGTTCTTACCACGGAAAGAGGACGGTCTTGTATTCCTGGTTGGTTATGACCAAAATGAAGGTTTTTCACTTGATAAGTTTTATAAGCTGGCTTATGAATTGGAGCACCCAACAGAAGAGGGCCAGACAGTAGAACTAGGAAAATAATAGGCAGCCCGGTGCGGCTGCTTTTGTCTTTTAAAAAATAAAAAGGTGGTTTTCTACATGATTAAAGCGGTATTGAAAGATTATGCAAATGCTGAAATTGATGAAAACGGGAAAATTGTCTCCGTTCCTGAAAAAACATTTATTCAGCCGATTGTTACATCGCGGTTTACTTACAGAGCATTGGAGATTCATGCACTGGCAACGGATGAAGATTCAAAAATGACAGAGTATGATGTAATGACGGATATGATGGGTCTAGTCGTGGATATTTTCAAAGGTCAATTTGACTTTGATGATATTTTGGATGGTGTCGCTTCCGAAGATTTAGGCAACTGGCTCAGGGATGTTATCGACCAAGCCATGACAAAGGATAAAAAAAAGGCCCAATTGAAGAAGAAGGCCGAGGCGGCTCAAAAGTAACGGGCAAGCCCATGAGCTACCGGGATTACTTTAACAAAATGAAAGAAATGTACATTGATTTGATGAAAAATGGATACAAGCTTCATGAAATAGACGAAATGGACATAAACCGTTTCTTTGCTCTTGTCGATCATCAGCATGAGGAAGAGAACAAGCTGGTGCCGGCGTACAAGATTTTTGGAGTGACTTTGTAAAAGGGTATCTGATCAGATGCTCTTTTTGTTTTGTCAATTTCTAAAGAAAGGAGGTAAAAGGTGGCTACAGAAGGCAGACCGATAGGGAATTTAGTCATTAATACGACGCTGAATGACGCAGGGGTAAACAAAGGAATTACGGGCCTGAGAAACAATCTAAAGACTGCCCGCACAGCAACAAAAGCAACCGTCCAGGAATTCAAAGCGATGGGCGACGAATTGACCGCCAGCAAGAAAAAAGTTGAAGGCTTGTCAAATGAGCTTTCTATTCAAGAAAAGATCGTCAACGAATACCGTAAGTCATATGAGAAACAGGTGGAGAAATACGGCGACGGCTCTGAACAGGCGCAGAAATACGCCCAGCGGCTTAATACTCAGATTCAATCTTATCATTCTTTACAGGGCTCTCTTCGGCGCGCGCAAGTGCAATACGAGCAGCTTGAGCAGGCACAGCGGGAAGCAGGGAAAAGCGCTGATTCCTTATCAGACAGCCAGAAGGATATTGGAGAGGCAACAGAGACAGCAAAAGGCAAGGTCGGGAAATTCTCTTCTTTTATTGAAGTCGGCCTGGTCGGGGCACTGACTGCAGGAGTGGCAGCCGTAACCGGATTAACAGTAGCGGTCGGGGCGATGGGTACCAAAATGGCGCTTGACGCACAGAAAAGCCAAGGGGAATTCCGGGCACAATTGGGGCTGACGAAGAACGAAGCCAAAGCGCTGACACAAACAGCCTCAAGCATCTGGAAAGACGGTTTCGGCGAAAATATGGACGTAGTCAAAGACGCCCTGAAACAAGTTCGCCAGAATATCAGGGGGCTCAGCGAAAAAGATTTAAAGGATGTAACCAAAGGGGCAATTACTCTTTCAGAAACCTTTGACGCTGATGTAAATGAAGTCACCCGAGCCGGCAACAATATCATGAAAGGCTTCGGTGTTGAGAGCCAAAAGGCTTTTGATTTGATGACGTACGGCGCTCAAAAGGGCTTAAACTTTTCAAATGAAATGTTTGACAACCTGAGCGAGTACGCGCCCTTATTCGGCAAAATGGGTTTTTCTGCGGAAGAATACTTCCAGCTCTTAACAAAGGGCAGCCAAGCAGGGGTTTATAATCTCGACTATATTAATGATGTCATGAAAGAATTTCAGATCAGAGTGAAAGACGGCTCCGATTCGACATCCGGAGCGATGGCGCAGCTTTCCGGCAGCACTCAAAAAGTGTGGAGCCAATTCCTAAAAGGAAAAGGGACGGTTAAAGACGTTTCTAACGCGGTTTTGGGTGAGCTGAAAGGGATGAAAAACCAGGTCAAGGCGAATAATATCGGGGTTGCTTTGTACGGCACGAAATGGGAAGACCTTGAAGCTGACGCGATGTACGCCCTTGGCGGCATCAATGGAAAGATTGGCGATGTGAACGGGAAAACGAAAGAGGCGGGAAAAGCGCTCCAAGATAACTTCGGGGCACGGCTGAAAAAGATAGGTCGTTCCGCCTTATCTGCTCTTCTTCCGATCGGCAACGGCCTTTTAGATGTATTGGAGCCGGCCATGTCCGGACTGGAATCAGGTATGAAGGGCCTGCAGCCGGTCATGAACAGCATTTCTAGCGCAGGCGGCCATTTGAAAACAGTATTTACCGGGATTATGGATATTTTCAACGGTGATACGTCCAAGGGCGCTGACAAGCTTATGGACTTTTTCCCGGTCTTAACAGTTCAATCTATCATTGACGGCATTAACAGTATTAAGACAGCTTTTTCAGGGTTTAAACAGCAGGCGCAGCCCATCATAACCAACGTTAAAAACGGTCTGTCAGCCATGCAGCCGGTCTTTTCTACTCTCGGCTCAATTGCATCCCAAGTTTTTGGAGCGTTAGGCCCCATTATTAAACAGGCCCTTGGCGGAATTATGTCTTTTGTGGGCCAGCTATCAGCACAATGGGGGACGTTTTGGAAAGAGAACGGAACGGTTATCTCTCAAGCTCTTCAAAATGTGTGGTCGGTGGTTCAGTTTGTGATGCCGGCCGTGCTCGCGATCATAAGTTCTGTATGGGGGAACATAAAAGGCGTAATAACTGGCGCTATTGCCGTCATCCAAGGCGTTATCAAGGTATTTTCCGGCTTATTGACAGGTAACTTCGGTAAGATGTGGGAAGGGATAAAGCAGATATTCTCCGGCGCCATTAAAGTGGTCTGGAATGCAATTCAACTTTCATTCTTTGGCAAAATTCTCGGGGGAGCCAAGGCTCTCGGCGCTGGCTTAAAGGGTATTTTTCCAAAAATGTGGGGTTGGATCAAAAGCTTATTTAAAGACGGAGCTTCAAAGGCCGGAGGAATGTTTTCTTTCATGAAAGACAAAGCCCTAAAGCTTGTAAGTGATATGAAATCGGGTATCACTAAGAAGTTTTGGGACATCGTGGATGCGGCCAAGGCTCTGCCGAAAAAAATGGGCGACGGAATCAAGAGCATGGGAGGTAAAGCCTGGGACGGAATCAAAGCCTTTGGAAACAGAACGCTCCGGGGCTTCGGTAAAATTATCAACGGATTCACCCAGCAGGGCATCAACTGGATTCTTGGAAAGATCGGTGTTGATACGAAAATACCAAAATGGGATGTTCCCCAATATGCCAATGGAACAGGCGGGCACCCAGGCGGTCCGGCTATCCTGGGAGATGGTAAGGGGAGAAATGCAGGTCCAGAAGCATTCTTTACACCGTCCGGACACATGGGGATAAGCCCAGCTACAGATACGCTCATGAACTTGCCAAAAGGGACTCAGGTCTTATCAGCGCTTGATACAAAAGCATTTATGTCCGGCATTCCTGCTTACGCAAACGGAACAAAGAAAAAGAAAAAACAAGGCATTTTGTCAACGGTCTGGAACGGCGCCAAGGCGGCCGCCAGTAAAGTGAAAGACCTAGCGCTTGATGTGTTCAGCTATATCAGTAACCCATCAAAGCTTATTAACAAGGTTATTGAGAAACTCGGCTTGAAGATGCCTAATTTTGCGGGCTTTGCCGGGGATTTTGTCAAAGGATCATTTAAATTTGTCAAAAACAAGTTTGTTGATTTTATTAAAGACAAGATGGGCGAAGCCAGCAACTTTGGTGAAGGCGGGACGGCTGCCGTTAAAAAGTGGGTTGCCCAGGCGCTAAAAATCAAAGGGCTGGGCTCAGAGTTCGCAGGAGCTCTTGAAGCAATAGCGATGAAAGAATCAGGCGGGAATCCGAACGTTGTAAATAGATGGGATTCAAACTGGAAAGCCGGCCATCCGTCTCAAGGTTTAATGCAGTTCATTCCCAGCACCTTCAATGCTCACAAGGAAAAAGGCTATGGGAATATCAAAAATCCTGTCCATCAGATTTTAGCGTCAATCAATTACCTCAACAGCAGATATGGGGGCATTTTAAACCATCCCGGGCTGAAATCCATGAAGCGCGGCGGCCGTTATGTGGGATATGACACAGGCGGTCTGATTAAGCAGGACCACATGGCTGAGGTCCATAAAGGGGAAATGCTGCTGCCGTTGCGGCAATTCAGGAGAAGCCAGGCGCATAAGGTATTAAGCCAGGCCAGCGCAATGGTCGGATACAACCCTGCGCCTCAGCAGACGATTGTTCAAAATGATAATGCCGAGGAAATAAAGCTGCTGAAAGAACAGAACGAAACGCTCAACACGAAGCTGGACGCCATGATTACGTTGTTAACGCGTCTTTTAGCAAAGGATAATAATAACTATATGGACGGTCGAAAAGTGGACCAGGTGTCAGCTGATCGGTATGCTCGGGCGGCATTTCATAATGGAGTGAGGTAAATGGAGTTATATATAGATTATGACAATGGGTTGGGGGAGCAAAGTTTATCTAATTTGCTTCCCTATTTTAAATTGGTGAGCTTTTTACCTGAGTCGCCAAACATTGAGCGGGAAACGGCCAAGGTCCACAGAATAAACGGTGTTGTCTTGCCGCAGCATCCCAGAGACGTTACGTATAAAGAGCGTGATATAAAGGTTGAAATCCATATCGACTCAATAATTGCAGAAAATTTCTATCAGTATCGGCATGAACTGTATGCGGCTCTTGTAAAGCCGTTCCCTTATTATATTTCCACTGACCTGCTGCCTAATCGACGTTTTAAGGTTACATGTGACGGCAATTTCAGTGTGCCGAAAGAAAAGGAAAAGAACTTCAACACGTTCGAGGTTCCTTTCTTAAATGTAAATGGTGTCGCGGAATCGAAAACCACGTCTTTGACGGCTCAAAATTTCAGCGGCGAGCATTGGAGCCCGGGCATGAATATCCAGGAGGTGGACAGCCTCCAATATTCATTTGCCAATCAAAAGACATTCAGCGTATACAATACGGGCGGCGTTATGATCAATCCTATGGAGCATGATTATAACGTCTATTTGTATGCTGTTGGGAAAAACGTCTCCATTGTCAACCACACTAATGGCGAAAAGCTCACCATTGAAGAAACGTTGAAGAAGTCGCAGAAGGTTTCGTTTATCAAGCAATACACTGTCATTGATAAAAAGACGCTCAAGACCTCCGGGCGGCTTCCGGGGCTTGAGATCGGTTGGAATGAGTTCGAAATACAGAATACAAGTGATTTTAAAATCACATTTGACACAAGATTTTATTATCCGTAAGGCGGGGGATAGATGGCAAACGCAGATTTTATAAATGAGATTGCAGCAGATGCACAACGAATTTATAAGAAATACAATATTCTTGCCTCTCTAATCATCGCGCAAGGGTGTCTGGAAAGTGCCTGGGGGAGTAGTGGACTGGCTCAAGAGGGAAAGAACCTTTTCGGGATTAAGGGCACGTATAACGGAAAGTATGTCCTGATGTGGACAACGGAGTATGACAACAGCGGCTCCCCAACCCGAGTTAAGGCGAAATTCAGGAAATATCCTTCTTGGTATGAGTCACTGCAAGATTTAGCCAAGATTTATATAAACGGCACCAGCTGGAATCCCAACCTGTATAAAGCAGTCATTGGGGAGACGGATTATAAAAAGGCGACCGCGGCTGTTCAGAAAGCGGGTTACGCGACGGACCCCAATTACGCAACAAAGCTAAACAGCATCATTTTAACGTATAAGCTAACTCAATACGATAATATAGACGGCTTACCAGATGAGCCGGATAACCCGGACAATCCTGACCCGGAGCCGAGCCCTTCTTTCCCTAGTAAAGAGTGTGCGGGGAAGGATGTCACGCTCAACAAAAAGCTGCCAGCAGATGTCTATTTCCCACAATTGCATGTATCTTCAAAAGATGGGGGGCAGGTAGTAGAAATAACGGGCGTGTCAGTCGATCTGACAGACGATAGGACAGGGAAGAAGTCTTTTACCTTTACGATAGGGAGAACGCCGGATAACGGCATTGAATTCGATTTATTGACTACTGATAACATACTTTATCTTGATGAAAAAAAGTTCCGTCACCAAAAATATTACATTACAGACGTGGAGCTCGATCAACAAAATGGGGTGTTAACAAAGACAGTAAGTGCAAGCCATGTCTTTTCCGTTCTGCTGGTCAATAACCGGGTGGATGATTCAGTCACAAAGAAATTAACGATTAAAGAGGCTTTTGATATTGCTCTTAAAGGGACTGATTTTCAATACATCTTTGAAACGCCTGAAAGTGAGTTTCCGAGCGCGGAACAGGAGGGCTTTGGGGATAAAAATTCCACCGAGTTGGTGGATGAAATCATAGAGGATTACGAGCCAGAACTTGACGTGGATAATTACAAAATACATGTCTATAAAAAAATGGGGTCCCGTATCAACTTTACCCTGGACTCGCGCTATAATATGCCGGGCATTAAGATCAAGACTAATTCTCAAAACAGCACCACGCGCGCATGGGGATATGGGGCGTTAAAAAAGGGAAGCAGTGCTGATGACAAAAACCCGAAATATGAGTTTGAGCCCATATTGTACATTCATCCGGAAGAAGAGAAGTTCCTGCTTGATGGAAAGCCCCGCTGGGCCGAGCCCATAAAGGACGAGCGGTATAAAAAGTCCAGCCGCATGGTTTCGGCTTTAAAAAAGCATGTGAACCCGTATCCGGAAATGACCGTTGAAGCGAATTTCCAATACATTTATGAGCCGAAGCTTTTAGACATTCAGCAGGACTTCTGGAAAGGTGACACCATCCATGTGATAGCGGACACCGCCGAGGGTATCACCTATGAGGATGACGTTCGGGTACTGTCTATCAAATATGATCCTCTTAACCCGTACGGAAGTCCTGAACTCACGTTTTCGAATTTCAGAAAAGACATTCAGGACATAGCAGTCAGCCAAGCGAAGCAAATACGAGATCAAAAAAGATATATGGATGCATTATACAAGACGCTCATTTGAGGCGTCTTTTTATTATGGAGGGAGTGAGTGACATGGTTCAACTCATTAAAGATTACAACACGACGCGCAACTCAACACATTCGGCCCAACTGCGGAGCGATATGCAAAATATTGAAAATGTATTAAATAAAGTGGATGACGACATGAAGCGCCATCGGACAGGGGTTGCCGTTCATGATTCTTCACAGGTTACACATGACGGGTACACCGTCGAAAACCGTTTGAAAAATCTGTTTGCGCGCTTTGCTAACCTTGTGCTGAATCACGACGGCAAAGATGTAAAAGAAGTCGTGGATTCCCGCGTAACGACGGATGGAGAAATTGCCGCAACATTGAAAGACAGGCTCGATAGGGAATTCAGCAAGCTCGACAGGAAAATCAAACGCGTTGTAAACGTTGATGACTTCGGGGCTGACCCAACCGGAAAAACAGACAGCACGGAAGCATTTAAGAAGGCATTCGGAACGGGTAAGGTGCAGGTTGTTATGTCAGCTGGCATTTACGTCGTGAAAGGTTTGAAAATCCCTTCCTGGGTTCGTTTGGTCGGCCAGGGAATCGGCGTTACATTCTTGATTTTGAATGATGAAACACCGGCCTCAGAATGGGTCATCACGAATGCTGACTATGAAAAAGGCAATCGAAACATTCACGTTGAAGGATTTTCAACAGACTGGAACCGAGAGCGGCAGGGAGGTTTAAGGGCGACAGGCGGGCAGCATTCCACATGTGTTGCCTTTGCAAATTCAAAGTTCATTTGGATTAAAAATATAGAAAACATGAACCCGGCACTTCACGGCATTGATATAACAGCGCCAACCTATGACCATCTGCCGGATACCAAGTATACAAAAGACGGCTGCAAATATGTTTGGATTGATGGCTGCGTTAACTCAGGGTATGGGGATGACGGGATAACAACCCATTACAGTGAATATATTTTCATCTCAAACTGCCATTGCACAAACCCGACAGGCCTCGCACATGCCGCGGGAAAGGCTAATTCAAATGGTATTGAGATTGACGACGGTTCTAAACATGTGTGGTTGCTCAACAACTACACAGAAGGAAATATCCGAGGCGTTGAAGTTAAGGCGCATACTGAGTGGCCGGCTTCTCAGAATGTTCATATTCTCGGCCACGTTTCATATCGGGACGTGCGGGCCTATGATCTGCGGCATATCGGCCACCATAAAGCCGAAGACCCGGAGAGCACCACGGCATACGACGTGACGTTAACAGACTGTACCGCAATAGAACCGGTATTTAATGATCTATATGAGGGGATAAGCCCGCGCGCTCTGGTTGTCTCTGCTTACAAAAACGTTCAAATAGTCAATTTTACCGCGATCGGAGACCCTGACTATGATTATAAAAACGGCCCGATGGTTGCGTTTCAGTATCGCAGCAGGTATATCACGGTAAACGGAATTAAAATGAGAGGGTTCAGAAAGGCTTCGCATGACATTCGAGTGATCGGCGGCCCGCAAAAATCCGATTATGTAAAAATCTCAAACTTTGACATTCTCGACTCTGCTCCTGTCGGCATTGGTCTGGGCGGCGGTGTGTATCATACGAATCTCATAAATGGAACCCTGATCGGGAAAAACGGCTCTGCCGGGATTGAATCCCCGAACAATCAGACAACCATTGTAGGTGTAGAGACGGCCGGTTATAAGGTGTCCGCAAGATTGGCCGGCAGAGAGTACAGCACTATCCCGACAAGAGTTAAAGGTGGATTTATGGGCGGCAATACTTCCGGATCAGCTCTGCATGAAGCAAGCGCCATTTTGGGAAGCACAGGCGACAATGTCGCTAAAGGTCCCGCCAACGTCCTGCTGGGTGTCAGGGGCGGCTCAACAACCGAGGGGTCACGTCAAGCGCTAATAGCCGTCAATAACTGCCACACAAAAGGTGACGGCAACTCAAGGGCTATTCTTGCATCTCAGGGGGTTATCAACGATAACGGATACAGTGTCAGGGGCGGTTATGGGACAGGAAGCGCCTCAACAAAAAATACGAGATGGGAACTTGATTCGTCAGGCGGCCATATTCGCGGCACAGGGCGAGTGGAGAGCGTCTCAGATTTTAAAGACTTCGCTGAGTATTTTGAGTCTGCTGACGGCAAGAAAATTGATTCTAGTTATCTCGTTGCGCTAGAAGGCGAAAAGATTCGAAAAGCGGAAAAAGGGGACAAGATTCTCGGAGTTGTTTCCGAAACTGCGGGCCTGGTGCTCGGCGGTGCTGCGTTTTATTGGAACGATCAGTACGTAAGAAACGAATTTGGGGGCACAGTTTACGAAACAGTTCTCCACGGCGGCGAAGAAATCCGCATCCCTAAACTTAATCCAGACTATGACCCTTCTCTCGAATATGTGCCGCGTGACTCTCGTGACGAATGGCATGTCATCGGCTTGATCGGCCAAGTCTTTGTCAGGATTGACGAAACAGTGAACGTAGGGGATAGCGTGTCAGCAATTGGCGGCATCGCGACTAAAGCAGAAAGCGGAGGATATGGAACTGTTATGAGAATCAAGTCCCCGTATAATGCGGAAAAAGGATACGGTGTAGCTCAAATGATCGTTACGCCGCAGCACTAAGGAGGAAAAGGAATGTACAAAACGGGGGGCATCGCATTTGATATTAATGCGAACCGGACAAACGGGCGAACCACGAACATCCAATTCATGACGCAGGACACGGGCAGCGCAAAGCTGTCTTTTTCTTTCACAAAGGATGGCACGCCGTTGCCTCTGTCTGCCGTAGACGCGAAAATAGTTCTATTGTATGCTGATGGGTCATTTTACAAGAAGAGCCTTGCCATCACTGATAAGATGAACGGGAAGGCGGAATATGTGCTTTCAGATGAAGAGCTTAAGCATTACGGGACCGTTAAGGCTGAAGTCAAACTATATTATACAAACGGTCAGGCGCTGGCGACTTCATTTTTCACTTTCTCTATCGCCAAAACGTTAGAAGATCAGAACATCATCCCGACAGCTGACTATTACATTGACGATTTTGAAACGCTGAGAGACGGGATAAACCACATCGTCGAAGAAATCAGCCAGACTGTCGAGGAATTGCAGAAGAAATTCGCCGATCTGGAATCCATTGAAACAAAAGATGGCGCACAGCAAAAGGCGGATGCTGCAGAGAAAAACGCTACGGATTATACAGATGAGCATGCAAACGATCAAGAAAAGCATGTTTCTGCAGCTGATCGAGAGGCTTGGGATGCCAAGGAAACCCCTTCCGGCGCTCAGGATAAAGTAAACGCGCACGCAGATAATGAAGACATCCACGTCACCAAGTCTTTCAAAGATAAATTGTTAGAACTATCACAGCAGTTCACAACAGCTTTTAAAGATAAACTGGATGAATTATTACGCCAGTTCACAGCCCATAGCTACAACCAAGAACGGCATATTTCTGCAGCAGAACGGAAGACATGGAATGGGACTGCCGCCTATGCAAACATCATGCTGAAGAACGGGGCCGCCGCAGGGATACGGACACCGATGTATGCAAAGTGGGGGGCGTTTTTAATCTTACGGGGGCATGTGAAAACAGACGCCGAAATCATATTCGGCTCCATCCCCGCAGCATACGCACCAGCTGGCGGTTCTGTCATAACAGTGCCGTTAAGTGGTACAGGAGGTACGGCCAATTTGATCATCTATGATAATGGGGATTTAAAAATAAAATACCCGGACCCGGCGGACTCAAGTAAGATGGGCGGAGGCTACTATCTGGATGTGGTCGTAGGCTTTCAGGAAGGAGGGACAGCATGATTCAGGTTTATGAATACGATGAAAATTTCATTTTGACTAAACCCGTTCCGATTGAGCCTGACGAAGACGGTAATTATATAATCCCTGAGAATTGTACAACTGTCCAGCCTCCGTCTTTCATAAAGGCGATGTATCACCCCGCTGAGAAGACATGGACGGAAGCAGCCACCCAGGAAGAGAAAGAAGCCCTAGAAAAGCAAATTGAAAGCGGGCGGATGCCTTTTACCGTTGATGAATTGAAAGCTCAGAACGCGGCCATCACAACGCAGCTTGCGGAAGCGCAAAGCCTGGCCGAGCCACAAGCGCAAATGATTGCCAATCTTTATCTAATGCTGGCGGAGGGAGGGAAAGGGGTATGATGGATTGGTTTACAAGCGTTAAAACCATCTATGGATGGGGGCCGCAATACTACAGTAATGCAGACGTGGCCCGTTTTGTTGAGTGGGGAAGAATTACAGAAGATCAATATAAACAAATAACTGGCTTGACCTATCCGATGACAAAACAACCTGTCAGTGTGGATTTAGGCAGCGCCGCAAACTGATCGACACCCCAGAGGTGTTTTTATTTTGCCTCGAAGGAGGTGATTAACAAATGGAGGGAATATACGTGTGGATGAATTTTGAAAGCTTACAGATCGCAAGAACATATCTTTTCGGGGAGGTGAAATACCTTGACTTGCTTCTGATCCTAAGCATCTTGGATGTCATCACCGGTATTATCAAAGCGTGGAAAATGAAGCAGCTCCGGAGCCGTAGCGCGTGGTTTGGATATGTGCGGAAGATGCTCAGTTTTATGGTGGTCATCGTCGCAAACATTATTGATACGATAACAAATTTGAACGGAGTTCTGACCTTCGGAACCGTTCTTTTTTATATCGCAAATGAGGGCCTATCCATCACGGAAAACTTGGCGCAGATCGGCGTTAAAATTCCGGCTGTCATCACTGACCGGCTTCACGTAATTGAAAGCGACAACGATCAGAAAACAGAAAAAGACGACAAAGCTGCTGAGTAAATTCAGCGGCCTTTTTATATTTCAAAACAGAATAGGAGAGATTTTTCATGACAATTGCAGTCAAAAAAAGAATAGTAGAATCTGAGAAATATGCTCTGAAATGCCCGAATCCAATGACGCCGGAGTATATCACCCTCCATAACACAGCAAACGACGCTTCAGCCGCCAATGAAATCAGTTATATGACGGGAAACAGTGAATCGACAAGCTATCATTTTGCCGTCGATGATAAAGAAGTAATTCAGGGGATTCCGCTGAACCGGAACGCATGGCACTCTGGTGATGGCACAAACGGAACCGGGAACCGTAAGTCTATTGCGGTAGAAATTTGCTACAGCAAGTCAGGTGGCGCGCGGTACCGGGCAGCAGAGACGCTGGCTATCAAGTTTGTGGCGCAGCTCCTTAAAGAGCGCGGTTGGGGTATTGATCGTGTTCGCAAACACCAAGACTGGAACGGCAAGTATTGTCCGCACCGTATTTTGTCAGAGGGAAGATGGGATGAGGTCAAGGCTGCCATTGAAAAAGAATTGAAGGCGTTGGGCGGCGGGAAAACAAGCTCAAGCAAAACAAGTCCAGCCAAAAAGAAAACAACAGGATCAAGCAGCAAGAAAACGTCATATGCGCTGCCTTCTGGCATCTATAAAGTAACAAGCCCCATGCGAAAAGGGGATGACGTAAGGCGTATTCAAAATGCTCTGGCTGCTCTTTATTTCTACCCGGATAAAGGGGCAAAGAATTTCGGAATCGACGGCGCATATGGGGCGAAAACAGCAAATGCGGTCAAGCGATTCCAGTCTATGTACGGGTTAACTGCTGATGGCATCTACGGTCCGAAGACAAAAGCGAAGATCGAAGCGCTTTTGAAATAATGAAAAATCCCCCTCTTTATGGAGGGGGAAATATCTTACGAAACGACCATGTTAATTATGATGTAAGATACTGCTGAAATGACAAGGAACGTGATAAGAGCTGCAATTCCCAGCTGTTTAAATAGTTTGGCCTTATTGACAGCTTCCTTTCCGTTCTTCTTTTCTTTATTAATTCTCAACCATGTTACGAATAAATAACCAACAATGAAAATAGGTAAAGTGTATTTTACATAAAAATCCCACAT